GTCTGTCGCTGCATCTGTTGTAGTTAGAGCCGCTAGCTCTGTGATCTTGACGTTGGCCATGAGATCCGATCAATACAGGGATTCTACGTCAACCAGCAATTAGGTCCAAGTGCTGATTGCAACTCGTTTCCAAGTGTTAGTCGCAGTGCAAACGTAGATGTAATCTGCATCCCATGCAATTTCACCCGCTACACCCGTTGCAGTAGCTGAAGCTGGGGTATGCGTTGGCAATACAGGCCGCACGCCAAGCGTCACATTTGCAGATGTAATTGCTGCAGCACTCGTCAACGTTCCAGCAATCTGGACCTTGAAATCAAGCTTGCCGTCTTCTTCAGTATCAGCCGGATCGACAATTGATCCTTCGATTACCGCATAGCTGACGATGTTAGGCGTTCCAGCGTCATCGTTGCCCTGGAAAATGACAGAGCTAAGAACATCAGCAGCAACACCAGCCGCATTATTGCGATGGTGATACAACACCACATCAGCGGCGCTAACAGCATCAACTTCTTTTGACTCAAGGAACAGCGCCGTATTGGCAACAGATTCCGTGATATGCAACGGATGCTGTGGAGCGATCTCCTTAATACCAACATTCTCGCCGTCAATACGAAGACGAGTCGCAACCGTTCCAGCAACAGCAGTTTGAAGGTTCAGCCTGCCATCAGTTGATCCATGCGTGTTGTCTTTGATGTCCGCAAGAATTGCTGCATAGTCGTGGGCAACATTGATATTGCACTGACCACGGAAAACAATATTGCCAAGGCTGTCATCATTTGCAGCCGTTGCACTATTGCGATACAGCACCAAATCAGGTGCAGTGTCAGCGCCAGCATCGTTATTTTCAATAATGACCTGATCGGTCGTGTCAGCACTGAACAGATGCAGTTGTGCTGCTGCCGTACCAGTACCTAGCTGGAAGCCTGCAGCCGTAACCTTGGCGACATACGTTCCAGCAGCCGTAAAGCCCAGCTCATTTGTGCCAGCGTAATAAAGACCAGTAGTGTTTGAGCCGCTTTGGAAACTGACGGTTGGAGCCGCTGCCGTCCCATCATTCAACGCATTGTGCAGCGTCTTAAAAGTGATCTTCTTGTTTCGATCAGCACTTAGCCCCTCATCAATATCGACGATGGGAAAAACATCATCCGCAGCAGGCAAAAGCTGTTGCGTCAGTTGGGATATTTTGCGATCAGCCATTAGCTAGCCTCCAGGGTTTCAATGCGTGTCGTCAATGCAGCAATCTCAGCAAAAGCTTCTTGCAATGCAGCGGTCAATAGTGGGACCAATTTGCCTTGGTCAATACCCTGGTAAATAGGATCGCCGTTGCTATCAACTTCGTCTTTTGTGCCAGTAACAGACTCTGGAACAACAGTGGCAGCCTCGTGCGCCAAGAATCCATCAACTGTTTTATCTGGAACGCTGATGAAGTTGAACCGCTTGGCTAACAGTTGGTTTAATCGTGCTTTCGCCCCAGTAAGCGCAACTACGTTTTCTTTCAAACGGTAGTCAGAGTTTGTGTTGTAGGCAACGCTAGAACCCGTGACTGAAATCGTTCCAACAACAGTTGTTGCGGAGTGAAAGCCAACAATGTTGCCGGTTGATGTGTGGCGATTTAAGGCAAGGCATTCGCCAAAGTTGCCAACGTTGATTCGACCACTATCTGTGAATTGAATGCCGGTAACGTTGTTTATAACAGGGTTAGTTGTCGTTTTCCACATCAACGACGGGCCACCGTTATTGCTCGTAACTAACCCGTTGTTATCACCAATAAAAAGCCTATAAGTACCTTCTGTTGCAAGGCCGATCGTATTCGCTGAATAGCGATACCAACCAGTGTCTGTATCACTGGTAAAACCAAGTGAAGGTGCTGCGGCTGTTCCGTTGCCGATCGTAACGCTGCTAGCCGTGCCAAGCTCTAAAGCACCATCAAGACCGCGAAGATCAATCCAAGCGGTATTCGTACTATTCCTAATTTTTAACTTGTTACTTGTAGTATCTGCCCAAAATTGATACGCAAATGTTGTAGCCGGTGCAGTCGAACCACTGTGGTTCGTAAAAACCGCAGCTAACTGCGTATTTAAATCGGCCCTAAATGCTGACCCACTAGCATTAGCGCAACTGCCGTCAGCCTGAGCCATGAGATTGCAGGATTAAGCTTGCTTTGTCCCGTATCCTACTGCAGCATATTGGAATTGCCGACTTACCTGGCTGCCACCAGAACTTCTAAACGTCACCGTAAAGCCTGTTGAGGTTGGTGCAGTCATCGTATAAAAGTCACCAGTTTCCATATCAAAAGGCGAAATTGACACCGCAACTCTGGTGTCATCGTCCACATAAAATGCGTTGTCGAACGTAACTGCTCTTGGGCCAGACGCTCCAGAGGCAAGAATATTGCTGTTTTCTGTACGCCGCTCGAACTGCACAGTGGCCCCAAGCTTGTCCACAATTGGAGTTTGATCAGGATGCAGCGCCTTCAGCTCTGCCTTGAACTGGAACTGCCTTGCGCTGAAATTGCCATTCTCTAATGGAATCCACGGGCCAAAGACAAGGTTTGATTCTTGGAAGATCTTGTCGTTACTACCAACAACAGGAGCTTCTAAGTCATCTGCAATCAACGTGTCCCCGCTTTGCGTGATCAACGTGTCGTCGTTTTGTGCCTTAAGAGTTTTGATAAACCCAGCAACCGTTTGGTTTGTCTGGATAATGTCTCCGCCTTGCGTAATTAATTGATCGCCAGCCTGAGTAACAAGGTTTTGGTCAGGCAGAACCGTATCGCCAAACAGCAAGTGATCACCGTCTTCAGTTAAAAAATACTCCTCTTGCGTTATTTGGTTCGTGGTTCGGAAGTAAACATCAGCAGTTGTGTCATCAACCAACGTGCCATCAACATCACTCCATGTATCAATTAACGCCGTGCGATTATCAATCGTATCTAGCGGGTATAAACCGCGAGAAGTCAGAACACGTCTTAAGTCAACACTATATTTGCCACCTAAATCCAATATCTTCTCGAAGTGATAAATGCCAGAGGTGCCTCGCGTTCCAACAAAATCAACTGATGTCAGATCGTCAAACGTGCCAGCAATCTCATCAATCTTGCCGTCACCGTCAAGAACAAGACCGTCATACTCGCTGTCGTAATAAACGCCAAAGCCTTCGCCCAGAAATGGCTTTACGTTTGAAGCTGGTACGTCTTCTCGAAGCAGTTCAAAGTTGAACCTGGGTATTGCATCTGCGATGTCAAGGCTTACGCCGACCGCATTGGTGCTACGAATACCAAAGATTGTTTCAAATTTTACGAAGTAGGTTCCGTTTATCTGCGGCAGGATTGCAAACGTTGAGTTCGCTAAAACTGTTCGCATAATGGACGTATTAGCCCAGCTTGCATCTGTCGTGATGTCTGTTGTGTGCCGTATAACTGCACGCAATGATTCTTTGTTAATGCCTGTCTGGCCAATCGCCCAGCGCAAAGAAACCTGATCCTTGCCAACAACCTCAAGCGTTACGTCTGTTGGGTCAGGTGGCGTTGACGGTGATGCTGGAATCGTAAGAACTACCGTTGCGTCTGCTGATTCCTTGGAACGTGGTGCCGGACCAACTGCACGCACAAAAAGTTCAAAACTGGTTCCAGGTTTTGCGTTGTCAATAACAAAGTTTGTATTAGTAGTTGTTGTTTCAATAAAATCACCATCACCAATCCTGTACTTAACCTTGAAAAAAATTGCAGTAAACGCACTGCCACGACTCCAAGACGCTGTAATTCGCGTTGTCGTAAGATCGTCTTTTGTTACGTCAGTTGCACTTAACGTTAAATCAACTGGCGCAGGTGGGGCCTCGTCAAATAGCGTTACATCTGCAAACTCAAGCAGTGCATTTTCAGTTTCAATAACATTGTAAATGCTGTCTACATGCAACACGCCCGTAATTGAATACGTTCCATTCTCACCTTCGCCAATTGCAAGGCATCTAAATTTCTGATGCTTAACGTTGCTGGCTTGGATTGAATAAACAGTTTCTACCTGTGGTGCAGAACTGAACGGAGACGAAACGTTGATGACATTGCCGACAGCACTGCTAATCGCTTTAGTTTCTGTCGTTCCATCAGCCAACACACAGCTCAACTCACGATTCGTTCCAATTGGCAACGTGATCGCTTGGTCTGCTGTAACAGACGTTGTTGTTGACGCTGAAATGCGACCCGCCAGTCTTACGCCCTGACGCATTGCGTCCGAAACAGAAAAGATCTGACCAGGCATTACCATCAAGCCTTCAAGGCCAACAGCAAACGTCACGGTCTCGCCTTCTGTTTCTTCAGAAGCAAGAACCCATTTGCCTAGCCTTTGAGCTTGGAACTTAGACGTGCAGCCAAACGCCACAACTTCACGAACTTGAAAACCGTACTTATTGACTAGCTCTTTGTTCTCAATAACGACAAAGTCAGGGCGGTAAAAATTGTTTGGGTCGTTGTAGCGAACACGTACCCTGGTGCTTCTTGTCTTTAAGGAAGCGCCGTTATAACTAAAGCCACCACCAACGACATTTGAGTTGGTAAACAGGTGAACAGGCTCCAGTGCAGTCGTTGTGCTGTTTAAAACACCATGGTCAGCAGCTACTTGGATCGTGTCTGACTTCCAGTAAATCATTCCACGAAAAATGCTTGCCAAGTCCTGCAAGACGCTGAACGCATCTGCTGGTGATGCGATCACCGTGTTAATTGCAAAACGAGGTTCGGTTTGACCGCCAGTCGTTGGAACACGCTCGTTGCAATATTTAGACAGCTCAATCAAATCAATCCAATTCAATTCTCCTGTAGTAATAAAATCACCAGCCCCATAACGGCTGTTAGTCACCATGTCGTAAAAACATGCAACCGGGCAGGTCGTATAAGTGCGAGGCTGCAGCTCGCCATTAAAGGGAAGACCGCCGCTGTAATCCAAACTCCCGTCTTCACGCACCATCGCGCTAGACGGAATCTGCACTTTCATCCCTTTAATCTCGTATGCACGAGAAGGAATAGTGTTGAACTGATCTGTTGAGAGGCTTAGACCGACACAAGCTGTGTGCTTGTACGCCGTCTTTATATCCGTTCCAGCAATGATCGAAGACCAAATGATCGTGTCGCCTCTGCCGCCAGCTAGCGGGAGTCTTTTGCTTACATCTTCAAAATCATTAAACTTAATCTCAAAGGCTGCTTCTTGATCCGCTCCTGGGACACTGTCTGTAAATTTTAATTTATCAACTTTAATCTGCCAGGGGCCTTCTCCTGTTAAATTAATTCGCGGTGTTTGAAACTGATAACCTGATGTCGAAATTCCTTTAAATTCTTTATACGATTGGCCGTCAAAAGTTATAGTATTAAACGCGCTATTTTTGCTTTTAACTAAAACTCTAATTCGTAACGCTGCAGGGAATAACTGCCCTCTCGCAAGACCTTCAACTGCTGTTGAAAATAACTTTGGAATCGTAAAAAGCAGTTTAACAAAATTAACTTTTGGGTCGGTAATTGTTTTAACAATACTACCCTCACCATAGAATCTTTCTATAACCTCATTTTTCTCGTCAACTTTTTCGCTGTAGTTTTCGCCAACCTGCGTGTCTACGGCAATAATCGTAGTGACTGAGGTTGCGAACTGATCGGTTAACTCAATCCTAGGTTGAGTAGTGGTCCCTTTGCGTATTGCGAAGTCGCTTGACTTGACTGCTTTCTGATCGGCAGAAGTCTCGTCAAGAAAAATGCTTTTGTTGCTTTGCGATGCAAGACCTTGGATCGGACCCTCACATAGAAGATCGATCAGCTTGATAGAGGATTCAGAGTTTAGTGCCATGGTTTATTCAAGCAAGTCATACCCAAAAGCATGGACGCGAAACTGCGTCTGTGCATCAGTGTCAACTTCCATGATAGTAATTTTTAGTCTTAATTTCTTATCGCTTTCCACTTTTGTCCACTTAAGCCTTTGCAAGTAAAAATAATCTTGTGTTGTTTCCAGGTATCCTTGAATGCTATTTTCAGCAGACGCCACAACAGGGTTTTTCTGGCCAGACACTGAATGTATTACTTCTATGCGGTATTGAATAAAGCCATCAATTTTTGTTGAAGTTGTTGACGCTCCAGCATGGCCAAACAACCCTTGTTTTACTTCAAATATAACGTCAAACACATCTTTTTTAGTGCCGCGAACATCAATTTCGCTAATTTTTTCTTTCTTGCCTTCTACCAAAGGGTGACTCAATCCAGGGCCAAATCCAATGTTAGCGCCAACAACTTTTCGCTTGTTTTCTTTTGATGTCTGCACCCTGTTCCTGTCACTTTTGTCAATACGTTTGGTATTGATGCCGGACTGATCGTTAAATGTGCTCGTAACTTGTTCGCCATTGATTAATATAGTTTCCGGGCCTGGTGCTTTTATTGCTGTTGCAATTGGATCGGAAACATCTGTTGCCTCTACAGCTACCGACAACAAGTGACCGCCAACCATGGCGCGACCATAGACAACAGGAATTGTTGAACCGTTGCCAATCGTATTGGCTGGCCCGCTGTATGCGTAAGATTGCTGACCACTTGCACCGCGCGTTACACCCTGTGGGCGATTACCACGAACATTAGTGGCCATTCGACGCCTGCCAATCTTTGGCAGTTCT